ATGGAAATTGATCTTGAAATCTTAGACATGTTAATCCAAAATGCTCCAACAATTGAGTATTGGTCTGCAAAGGTTGGTAACCAAATTAGCTCTAATGTCTCTCAAGGGTTTACTTCAAACACTGCTGGTGTTTATTATACTCAAATGAGTTGGTTCCAAACTCTTGGAATTAAACTTCAAAAAGTATCTAACATCATTCATCAACGTACATTACGTGGTGGTGCTAACTTCATGGTTGTTTCTCCAACTATCGCCACTATCCTTGAATCAATCCCTGGATTTGCAGCTGATACTGATGGTGCAGCAGATACTATGAAATATGCATTTGGTGTTCAGAAAATCGGTCAATTAAATAGCCGCTATAAAGTATACAAAAACCCATACATGGTTGAAAACGCTATCCTTCTTGGATTCCGTGGTAATCAATTCCTTGAGTGTGGTGCTGTTTACTCTCCATATGTTCCATTGATCATGACTCCACTTGTGTACGATCCAAATACCTTCACTCCAAGAAAAGGTATCATGACTCGTTACGCAATGACTATGGTTCGTCCTGAATACTATGGTTTAGTATTGGTATCTGATACTAACGTTATCTAATAATAATAATTAGATATATAATAAAGCCCAACCCTGTAAGGTTGGGTTTTTTATTTACTATAACTCAATATTTATTTGAAAAGGTATCTGATGGATAATCCAAAAAAAACTGCAAAGAGGTCTTTGAAAAATCCAATAAAGTTTGGTGTAAATTTAAATGAAGAACAAAAACAAGCAAAATCAGTTATATTAAATAATAAAATAACTGTTTTAAGAGGTCAAGCAGGTTCTGGTAAATCTTTAGTTGCGGCCCAAGTTGCTTTAGATCTTTTATTTCGTCGTGAAGTTGAAAAAATAATCCTAACAAGACCTGCAGTAACATCAGGTGAAGAGATAGGATATCTTCCAGGAGATAAAGACGCTAAATTAGCTCCTTATACAGCAGCTATATATGATAATATGTATAGACTTTATAATAAAGAGAAAATAGATAAAGCAATATTAGAAGGAGAGATTGAAGTTATACCTTTAGCGTTTATGAGAGGTAGAAATTTATCAAATTGTTGTATTGTAGTAGATGAAGGACAGAATATTACACATAGACAAATGGAATTAATGTTAGGTCGTATTTGTAATGGTAGTAGAATGATTGTTTGCGGAGACAGAGCACAAATAGATTTAATAGATAAAAAAATGAGTGGCTTTAATTTTATATGTACTAATTTTAAAGAAGTCCCAGGTTTTAGTGTAGTCACTTTGAAAACAAATCATCGTGATCCAATAGTAGAAAAAATTCTTGAAATATATAAAGCACACGATTAATGGCAACAACACAAATATATAACGGTAGTCCTATACCAATTGCTGGAAATACACCATTTGGTTCATATGATAGTGATCCACAATTTCAAGCTGATGGACCTAAAGTAGCAAATTATGTTGCTAGAAAATTAGGATATCCTGTAATGGAAGTTGAATTACAAGATATAAACATATATGCGTGTTTTGAAGAAGCAATATCCGTATATTCTGAAGAATTATACTTATCTAAAATTAAAGATAATTATTTAAGTTTAGAAGGAGGATCAACTGGATCTGTATTAAACAATACTGTTGTTGTACCATCATTAAATGCAATAGTAACTATAGCTGAAAACTATGGCGCACAAATTGGAATTGGTGGTTATTCTGAAATATATAAAGCTCCTTTATATTTGTCTGCTAGTAAACAAATATATGATTTACAGGCATGGGCTCTTAGTGGAAGTTTAATACAACCTGGAGATAGTGTTGTTATAAATAAAATATATTACGAAGCGCAACCTGCAATTAATCAATATTATGATCCATATATTGGAGGATCTATAAACTATCAAGGTGCAACAGAAAATTTTGGTTGGGCTTCTTATTCTCCTGGATTAAACTTTATATTATTTCCTATATATTGGGATATTCAAAGAATTCAAGAAATTGAAATGTCTAATACTGTTAGAAGATCAGCATTTTCTTTCGGAATAACAAATAATAAACTAACAATATTTCCTATACCAGAAGTAGACGGAATAGTAGTCTATGTTGATTATTGGAAGAAAAGTGAATTAGCTAGTATAAGTGGAAATAGTCCTTATGGAAGTGGAACAAGTAGTACCAGCGGTCCATCTTATGGAGGAGGCTTAATAACAAATCCATCAAATGTACCGTATACTAATGTTACATATAATCAAATAAACCAACCAGGAAGACAGTGGATTTATGAATACACATTAGCTCTTGCATCTGAACTTTTAGGTTTAGTAAGAGGGAAGTATACTCAAATACCAGCACCTGGTGCAGAAGTTACTCTTAATGGTGCTGATTTAATTGCTAAAGGAAAAGATGCACAAGCTGGATTAAGAGAAAGATTGAGAGGAGATTTAGTAGACTTAAGTAGACAGTCTCAATTAGAAAGAAAACAATCAGAAAATCAATCTATTTCAAGTACTTTAAATGAAGTACCAATGTTTATTTATATAGGATAAATTTATACCATGGCTTTATTTGGAACTGTAAATGATATTAATACGTTTAAAATATTTTCTAGAGAATTAATAGAAGATATTGTTTCTCAAGAAATAGGTTACTATAAATATAAATTAGGTGATACTGAATCTAATATATATGGAGAGAGTATGTCTAAGTATTTTATAGGTCCTGTATTAATACCATGTTTAATAGTTAGAGGAGATTTTAATCAAGAAAGAACTGAATACGGTCCTGATACTATAAGATCTAATACATTTAGATTTTTATCAGATCATTTAAAAGACGCAAATGTATTTCCTGAAGTTGGAGATGTTATTATGTATAATGAAGGTTACTATGAAGTAGATAATGTTAATGAGAATCAATATATTTTAGGAAAAGATCCTCAATATTCTTATAGTCCTGATTTAGTTAATTTTGGTGACTCTTACTCTATTATATTAGAAACACATTATTCAAGTCCTGATAAACTTGGTATAGTTAAAGAAAGATTATAATGGCAATACAAATAGTTAGACCTACTAATAGGCGAGAATTCATGGATAAGCTAGTTGAGCCGTATGATAAAAAATCTGGAGATCCAAATGCAGTTTTTTCTGAGCCCGCTAAATTAGGTCAACCTGAACAAAATAGAGCCTATGAAATAAGTAATAAATCAGAACCTGAAAAAGAATTCAATATTGGAATAAAAGATATTGATGAAGCTGTTTATTATTATTTTAATAATGTATTAAGATTAAGTGTTGTTCAAAATAATACAAGATTAACACTCCCGGTTATTTACGGAACTCCTGAAAACTGGAAAAGTGTTCAAGAAGATGGTTATTATAGAGATCAAAATGGAAAATTAATGGCACCGCTTTTAATGTTTAAAAGAGGTAGTGTAACTCAAAATAGAGGTTTAGGTAATAAGTTAGATGGAAATATGGCGCATAATATGCAGCTATTTAAAAAGAAATACACAAAAAGAAATTTTTATAGTAATTTTAATATATTAAATAATAGAGCGCCTGAAAGTAAGTATGTAGTATCGGCAACCCCAGATTATATTACTGTTGAGTACGAGTGTATTTTATGGACACATTATGTAGAACAAATGGATAAGCTTATTGAAGATGTTAATTTCGCTTCCAGATCATACTGGGGTGACCCTAACCGCTTTCAGTTCTATAGTTCAATAGAATCATTTACGGATAATACAACCTATAATTTAGGAGAAAATCGAGCTTCTAGAACTAATTTTACACTGAGTATGAATGGATACTTGATTCCTGAATCACTAAATAAAAGTATGGCTTCTATGACTACTGCTTATGGAACCGCGCAAATAGTTTTTGGTTTAGAATTAGCTTCAGGAACTGAAGAATTTTCAGTTAAGACAAATAAAGGAAAATCATCTAATATTAAACCCGTGTTATTATCTGATTCTGTTAATATAGTTAATAATATTATTCAAGGTGGAGCTTCTGATGCTGTAGTTGCATATCTTAATGTAAATAAAACAGTTGTTGGAACATTTTCATCAGCAAATAGCGTAAGTTTTTCTTCTGGTTGGTTAACTGCGCCTTCTCCGTTACCTGCTACTAGTTTAGCTAATTTTAATTTCTTTGTAAATGGTATGTATGTTGAACCATCAAGTATAACTAGTTTTATAAATTATGGTAGTCTTTCAATTTTAACTATTGATCCGGCATTACTAGAATATAGTTTTGAATCTACAGATGTAATAATTGGAATAGGAAAATTTAATTAATATATGGCAAGGCTAAATCTTAAACAAGTACTTTCTAATTTACAATATAATGAAGCTAATTCACAATTAGTACTAAGCGGTAGTAATGCTAATAGACCTGACTTTATTATATCCGGATCTACATTTATAACATCAACAGGAAATAAAACAGGTTCATTAACTATTCAAAATATAGATTCTTTTGGAGATTCTGGAAGCTTCTTTACTGTTGATTTAGGAGACTACTAATATTTATAATCTGACTACATAGTCAAATATTAGTACATACTAAAACCAATAAAGACACATGTCTAACCAGTATCTCAAACTGCGCCGTTCAGCGGTGCCAGGTAAAATTCCTGATACAGCTTCTTTAGATTTTGGAGAAATAGCTCTCAATACTTATGATGGCTTAGCCTTCATGAAGAAATCAGGTTCAGCTGGTATACAAATTGTCACAATTGGATCTACTTCTGGTTCATTTACAGGTTCATTACAAGGAACAGCAAGTTGGGCAATAAATGCAATAACTGCTTCGTATGCTTTAAATGCTAATTTTAATACTGGATCATTTGCAACAACAGGCTCAAATACATTTACTGGAGCTCAAACAATAACAGGAAGTTATGGTAGATTAATATATGATGGAAATACATCCAATGCTTATCCTTTAACATTAGCAGAAATACATGTTATTAATGATAATCCTTGGTTAGAAAGATTTTATAATGATTCTTTTTCATCTTCAAGTGCCGCAATGGCTTATTTTGCTTGGAACGATGGTAGATTTGTTTTTCACAATGAATCAACTCAAAGTATAGGATTACAAGTAAATGGATTTAATGCTGAAAATGGATTATTAGTTTATTCTAATAAAGTTGCTTTTGTTAACAATATTGAAGTAACAGGATCAATAACGGCTCCATCAATAACAGGTTCATTACAAGGTACAGCAAGTTGGTCTCAAAATAGCTTAACAGCGTCTTATTTTTTAACTAGTTCAGTAACTAGTGCTTCTTATTCTAGAACAGCATCTTTTGCAGTAACATCTTCAAATTCCATAACTTCATCTTATGCTTTAAGTTCAAGTTATTCTACTAATATAAATGGAGCAACAAATCATATTGCTTATTTTAATACTCCAAATAGTTTAGCAAGTAGTTCAATATATCAATCTGGTGGTTACAGTGTTATTATAAATCAAGATTATAATACGGCAGATAATCCTGAGGCTTTGTATGTATGGCAACCGCATCCAACTTCTTTTAATATCATGAGCGGTAAAGCTAATGTTAATAATTACGCTCAGATTAATATATTCAATACCAATCAAGGAATAAATGCATCATCAGATATAGTTGCCACTGCAAATAATGGAAA